GCTCGCTGTCCATCGCGGCCAGCGCCAGTTCAGCAAGCTGCAGGTCAGCCAATATTTCTTCGCGTGCGCTTTCGAATGCTTTCTGTCGTGATGCCATTTTCAGCGCTTTGACGTTTTCACGAGCGCGTTCGTGAAGCTGCGCTCTGGTTAATTTGCTGGTCATTGGTTGGCTCCCCGTGAAATTTTGTGGCCCGGCGCATAGCAGCGCTGGCGGTCTTTGCTGATGCGCCAGCCAGCTTTGCGCGCCTGCTGAGAAATATCGGTCATATTCCGGCCAATAAAATCAGCCTGCCCCTGCGGATAGATTTTCCCTGACTGACAACCATCACAGTCGCAGTAGAGGTCCGCGCAAAATCCTTCAGTGATAGCCATCTACTCATCCTCCCCGGTAATTTCGTGGTAGCCGTAATTGCATTGATTCAGGAAAATATCCTTAGCTTCTGCCGCAATCTCTTCATCGGTTGCATCATCTTCAACTTCGAATATTTCCTCGAAATTTCCGCCAACAATCCCGGTCTCAATGGTCACTTTGAATTTACGCATCACTCAGCCTCCACCTTGATGCCAGCGGCAGACGAGAGTAACTCAAGCGCCAATCGCACTTGATGCTCAACTTCATCAGCTAATGGTGATTTGTAAGTATTCCTATAGTCCGGCAACTTCACAGTGACGGTGCGGGGTTCCAGGCATTCAGCAGGCTTAGTGCTCCAGCCGTGCCACCACATGAAGGCGCAGTAAGCGGCAACGTCGCGCGGATCACCTTTGGCGATATGCTGGTGAAAGTGCGTCTGGCATTGACTTGGCCACCCATCCTGTTTCCAGTCCGCGTCGTAGCCGTATTTTAATTGGGCCTTGTACAGCTTCTCTGCTAGGGCAGTGCAGAAGTCGGTCACCAACTTCTGCGTATCCGGGTGAAGCTCGGATGGAATTACCGGTGCAGGCTTCACGGTGCGGGACTCCAGCTCGGCGATGCGAAACATCACGCGCCGTGATTTTTCTCTCTCCCGCTCAAGCTCTGCGTCCAGCTCGGCGATGCGCTTCTCTGCCGCTTCCGCCCTGGCCTCCTGCTCATGCGCTTCGCTCCATCCGCGATTGCAGTGAGCCTCCGTGGCTTGCGACTTCTCCAGCGCCTCTACCAATGCGAGAATGTTTTCCGGCGTCATTAACTCTTTGAATGTTTGCCTGGCAATGGTCGCCTTCACATATCGAGCTATATGGGCAGTCTCCTTGACGTCAGTTGCCGCCGCTTTCAGGCTCTGCGCCAGTTTGGTGATATCAGTTGTCATGCGGCACGCTCCCATTTCACGCCATTTTTCACCAACTGGCGGCAGTGCCGAATAATTTCAGCTCGCCCAACTTTGTTACCCAGCCTCCATGGGGAATAAAACTTCTCTTTATCAACCTCTTCCCCGGTTGAGTTTTCGGCGTCATACGCATACCCAATGCCATCCCAATCAGTGGTTTCATCGATTAGCCGGTTGTGGAGAATGTCAAACGCCTCTTGGCTATCTGCCTCCCCCCAATAGTCAACGGTGACGACTTCCCACGTCTGGTACCACATGCAGTTTGAATAAATCATCCCTTCGCCGCGTGACCACACTTCCCGTCGGTATTGGCGTGGCATAAGAGCAATCAAAATCTTCATGGCGGCGGTGTTAATTTTTTTCTCAATGCGCGGTTTTTCGTTGGTATAGCGTCGCTTGTTCATTTGGCCCCCTCGCGCAGCTGCTTGGCAATATAATCCGCAAGTTCGCCTTTTTTATTTAGGTTTTGCATCTCAATCAGGTCGGACATTGCAAGTCCATTGGTCGGCGAGATAACAACAAAGTTACCGTTAACTTCAAACTGGCGACCTTGCTTCTCCATGCGTTTCACAAAATCAGCGACCTTTGACATTTAACACCTCCAAAACGAAAGACTTCGCCCACTCGGCCTCTAGATGACATTCCATTGACACAAGATGCGCGGCAAACTCCTCCACCCCATCAGCCTTAATCCCGGCTACGATGCGATCGGTGGCGGGGGTTTGTACTGCCGTGACATTAGACCGGTGGTCATTCCATCCGCGCGCATATATCGGATTTATGGACATGCCGTCCTTCACGCAGTACCGCTGGCCACCACCATTGATAACTTCAATCTCTTCCGCAACGGCTGCCTTCAGCGCCATATTCTCCGCAGCAAGCTGCTGGTACGATTTCGCCAGCTTCAGGAACTTCTGCTCTCTGATCGACAGCTCGCCCGCAGACTCCAGCGACCGAATGAGCTCGTTTACTGTTTCGATGTTCATGCTGTCACCCACTCGATCGCCAGATAAGCCACATACAGGACGGCGACGATTGCCACCCAACCAATGATGTTTGCCACCATCACGAACAGCAGCAGTGACCGCCGACTGTAATTCACGAAATCAAAATCCATACTTACCCCCGCTTACCCGTTTAACTTATTGATTCAATTGATATCAATGAAGATCGTTGTTTTAGAACTCTTCGACCTTCCACCCGCCGCCGGCTTTTGCCGGGAGCTTCGTTACTCCGATGATCCGGAATGGGTACTGGTCGGCGGCGACTTTGGTTTTCACCCTGGCATCGTCGGTCCAGTAACCCCCCTTCACTTCGTGCATTTCCAGTTGGCCGTTTGCCAGCATCACGGCGAAGTCAGGCGTGTAGAACGTGTTGTCAGCCAGACGCAGCTTGATGCCTTCGAACCGGTACCAGGCTATCTCCCCGTAGCGCTTACGCAGTTCAAGCTCTTGCGCATACGCCGTTTCGGTTTTGTTCATCTGGCCCGCTTTAAGCCGGCCTAGTGCCTGTACTGTCTTTCGCATGATTTTTACCTTATTGGTAATTTATAACCATAAACGGATCAATATCAATAGTCTTGCGCATATTTTATTACCCTTTTGGTAAACATTAAGGCGTAAAAAAACGCGCTTCCGCGCCGGTATTACTTGATGAGTCCTGCTGCCTTCCCTCGCCGGTATTCCTCCATCAGCCACTGTGCCGGGGTTATACCTCCGAGTGTCGCCGCGTTAGGCATGCATCCGAAGCTTCGACCTGGTGGATGGTAGGTATTGCCACCGGGGTCTGGAGGGGTGCTTATAGGCTCTGGCTTCGACTGGATGCTCAGAATCGGATCAGGTATCTGATGACCTGCCGCGACCTTTGATGCCCATTCGTCAAGAAGCTTACGCGCATGTTTCTCAACTTCAATCTCACTTAACTGACGCTGGTACATCGCGCGCCTGGTATCGCACACAATCCAGTACATGACAGGGTGGCGCCACGGGAATTGTTCTGGTCCGCCAGGCTGTAGGCTTTTCTCCTTGGCGTAGCGGTGAAACTCCCCCATCACATCTTCGATGCTCACGCCAAGCACCATCTTGCTGTCTTTGCACCACTTGATGAATTGACCTGGTGACGGCCAGAACGGTGATTCACAGGCACGGGCATGGCGCATTCCTGCTGATACCTGCTCGCGGGTACGGATACCACCTTCGGCGAAAGCGGCGATCCACTGGCGCTTAGCGTCGGTCTCCTGCTGTGCGGTCTTAAGGTTGGTCTGCTCTGCTGCCGGAAACAGTTGCTTGAGCTGTTTAAACAGGGCATCGACAAGTCTCTCTGCGCTGATGTTCACAACATTGTCTTGCTGAGCCTGGTGATTGTCCGGACCCATCATGCGAGCCAGGGCGCCGGCATCACGATTCTGAATTGCTGCGAATACGTTACTCATAAGAAATCCTTCCAGCCTTCAGGGCTGTTCCAGTGTGGTACTTCATCGTCAGAGCTTTCACCGCGCTTTCCTGCCGCTCTTTTTTTCCTGTTCATCAGCAGCCGGGCAAACTTCTGCTCCCACTGCACGTGTTGCATCACATTGCCTTCTGCCATCCAGTAGGTGATGAATTCGATCAGATCTGATTTCTTGTAACCGTCAGCTGGTAGCGCATGGCCCCATGTTCTGGCGCGCATGACAAAGTCCTCTGACGGCTTCCAGTTTTCATGCATGGTGAATTTGCCAATTGGCTCTCCGATACCATCAACGACAACCGGAGGGACTTGAATTACTTCGCGCGCAGAGAGAGGGGTTTTTATTTCCCTGATCCCTGATCCCTGATCCATTCCTAATGGTACTTGTACCGTATCAGTACCGTACTCATACGGTACTAGGGGTAAACCTTTGATTTTGCTTTCTTTTGGCTTATTCACTACCTGATGTTTAAGGAAATTAGTTATGACCCCAAAATGCTTGCCATCAGGGGTGGAAAACATGGATAAATAACCACAGTTGGAAAGCTCCCGTATTAGTACCGGAATAGGAACGGATGGTTCTCGGATAGGGAAAACTGCAGCTTTGATAAGCTTCGGGTTTGCATTGAAATAGCCTTCATCATCTGCGTAATTAAGCAGACCAATAGCCAACAAGCAGGCTGGTTCTGATACCTCTGCCATGTCTTCATCGGTCCAGAACTCGGGCTTAATGGTGCGAATGCGGGCCATCAGATCACCTCCACGGCATTACCTTTTGAGGCCTCATGCATTAGCCGTTTTATCTCAGCATGGCGGCGGCGGTTAGTCTCGAGGGTGCATTCGACACAATGCCCGTTGTATACCCATCGCTCACTGTCATGGCCGTGCTTACATTGCTTACCGGTGTAGTAGCGCTTTAGTCCTGCCTTTGCCGCTTCGACGCGAGTAATGATCTCCATAGTTCCTGTCTCACTCTGGTTGTGGTTACGGTAATTTTGCAGCAAGCCAAAAAAAGATCAACCGTATTTGGATAATTATTACCGAATTGGTGTACAGGGAG